GTGCTTCAGGTGAATTTGAAATGAATGGTGGGGGGTTCAGAGTAGGCTTCTGAAGGTCGGGGAGTAAACGCAAGATTGCCAAAAATGTGGAAGAATTCATTGCCTTTCGCAACGGGTAACTTGACCATAAAGCGGTCTCCAACTTTGTTTTTGCCAGGAGCAATGGGCACTTCACGGGTATTGGCTGTGATAGTAGCCCAGCAATAGCCGATAGGGTGGCTCCTGAGGTCTTTAGGTAAGAATGAAATGGTCGCGCCTGTTAGGGCGGGATCCACTTTCGGAACGTTGTTAACCTTGCCTGAAGCAAGCAAAGTATGCGTCTTTCCGTAAACGTGGATGTCCCATAAAACATTCTTCTTAGCACTCTCGGCTTCAACGGGGGTGCCGGTGATTTTTGTTTGTGCACCGCCGGAGCTTGAAGCTTCTCCGGTGGTGAGTTTTTCTTTTGAGGGGGGGGGGGGTTGGGAAGAATGCGGTCCTTGTAGCAGTTGGTTGAGAAATTCGTCCTCGCTGTCGTCCGCAGGAGATGGGTGGTTGCCCGCCACTGGAGTCTTCGGCGGGGTGTTTTCTAGGGCGATTGCTTGGGTGGAGAGTGCGGGAGCTGTCCAAGCCTCAGTTTCCCCTCCTTCCTATTGTGCGGGGGCTGTGCCGGGGAGGATCTGCGTGGCGCCAAGTGTTGCGGGGGTGGGCAGCTTAGTGTCGGTGCAGTCAATGGCTGGAAGTATACCATAGCCGCCCAAGAGCAAGGTGATTTGCATGCGAATGGTGGCTATGTAACCCGTGCCACTGCCCCCAGAAAGTTTAAAGTGAAACTGGGGCGGCGGGTTCCCTAGATTGAGCGCTCTGATCTCCTGACCGAACGCGTTCTCTGGCATGTCCCAAGTTTTCTCGACAGGTTGCATGTCGTTGCCCCCAGCACGGACGTAAATCGGGGCGAATGACAAATCATCCGGAGGCGCTCGGGAAGTGGTCACGGCCATGTGCAGCAATATGGTCTTGCCGGTATCAAGGAAAATATCCATGTGTATGGCCTGGATCCGTGCGCTTTCGAAAAGCATAAGTGCCGTATTGAGCACATCGTTGGTTGTGAGGTCGAGACTTTGCTTGGACCCGCTGCGCAGGCGCAGCAGCAGGGTGAAAGTGGGTTGTGTAGGATACCCGACCGGGTTGATGTACATGCCGCTGGGTGCGGTGCGCGCAGCGGCTGTCACTGCCTGCGTTCCTGGCAAGGCGCTGGTGTCAAGCCCAAACCACGAGTTCGGCGGGGCCACGTCGAAGACCTCCCAGGCTGTCATGGCCGATTCATGCTGATTGGAGCGTTCAACATGAAGCAGGAAATGGTTCGTCCTATACCCGGTTGGTCGCTGAATTTTGACGATGTAGTGGCCACCAACGTCAACCCAGTCTCGATGCTTTTCGGCAAAGCTGCGTGTGAACGCTTGGGATGGTGTATTTCCCAATGTGTGCAAGAGTTGCGTTTGGTGCTCGTCCGTGAACAAGACGGAGTAACAGGTTCCGTCGGTTAACGTGTGCATCGGGCCGGAAAGAGCCGTTCGCGTGGTGGGCCAGTTCATAGTACTAGACGGGAGAGAGGTAGAAAGAAAGGGCGTGCGCTAATGTTTCCGAAAGAAATGAAATGAATGAATTGTGGGTGTTGCGCGGTAATAGCTTAGGTGAGTTCTAGGAACGCGAAGTGCGTGGGAAGCGATCTCAATCGAGCGGTTCCTCCCACACAGCATAAGGTCCCTCCGACTGTATCTTTCAGAGCCCGTGTAGTCGTCATGAATGAGGGTGGCGACGTAGCCCCGGCGTGCGTTCAGTCTGTGCAGTTGTTGCGGCGTTTAGGCAACTGTGGTTAACGAGATTTAACCTTCGGGAGCTAGCCCTCCCTCTCCTCAGGTCGGTCCTCTCATGCAGAGGCATCTCCTGATCTTCACGCGCAGCCGATCCATTCAGGCCCGTGACTCGGCGGATCGACACCCCCGGTGACTGGCGATGACGCGGAATGAGAGTGGCATCAGAGCGCCCGGAATTCCCGGTAGATTCGCCTCACGGCGGAGTAGAGGTCACTGTGGCCCAGATATTCGGGAACGCCTCCAGGCTGGGTCGAAAAGAGGGGGGGGGGGCGGCGGTTTAACGACATGCCGAGGTCGGGGTTAAGGTGCCGGAGTGTTAGATAAGGTTAAAATCACGCTTCGCGAGTTGCAGATAGTGGGACGCCCCGATAAGGTAGAGGTCGGTGTCTGAGTGAGTGGCGCCGGATTCTCGGATGGCGTCATGTATGGATCGCCAGTACTCACGGTCGTTGCGCCCTAGGGCATACCCGTACTGTGCTCGGTGGAACACAACCTTTGAGCTGAGTCCAAGATGCGGCATGCCCATGGTGTACCCGCAGAACTCGGTAATGCTGGCTATTTCCCGTTTCGGTTGCATGAGCCATTCGGCTTGCCTGAAGCCCGGGGCCTTGCGCCACGCTCCCAGGACGGTGCCGTCGTCGCCGGAAAATGCTGCGGGTGTTCTTTTTGGGCAGTTGAGCGAGGCGCCCGTCAGCGCCGCGTTGCAGACGGTGTTGATTAGCCAGGTCCATCGGTCGCCGCTTTCCTGTTTTGGCATGTGGGGACCAAGGTAGCTGCGGGTGTTAAGTCGTTCGTGGATGTAGGTCTGCCGGTATTCATGGGGTACGTGTGTCAGGGCCATCACCCACTCAGCAAAGTGTATGAAGACTATGTCGCATCCGTTGTCCCACGCGGTGTAGTCATTGGCAGTCATGAGTCCGGGTTTCCAGTGTTCCACATACCAAGCATCAGCCTCGGCTGGCGATGCCTGGCAATGTAGGTAGGTGGAGGGGTAAGCAAATTTTTGGACACACTCTTGGACGTACAAGGCCACCTGCGCGTCACGGAATTGCTTGCTAAGCCCGAACTGGCTGACAATCTGTCCTGGTCCGGCGGCCGCAAACCGGTGGTTTTCCTTTTTCCGGAGCTGCGACTTCAGGAAGAGCTCGACCCACTCAGGGGGTTGATCTAGATTGTCCTTTTTGACCGAATTTTCCATGGCTCGCACGGTTCTTTTCGTGGTCCAGGGTCGTATCGCTCCTATTTCGGCTCGCTGCATCATGTCGGGGCGGTACGAGTTCATGGCGTCGACGTTGAAAAACTTGGCGAACCCACGTTTGAGCTGTTTGAGTCGGGCCTCCTGTCCAGGATTCATGTTTTGCGGGCTCACGCCGATTCGGATGCGTTTTTTCTCCGACCATCTTTTAGTGACCTGGTCGTAGCCATTGTGCTTGTTTAAAACGTCGAATCCAGGGATGGTTTGCGATGTTTTCGTGTTGCTCCAGGCGAATGAGGCTTCACGTTCTTCTCCTCCGGGGGTGTCGAAATGGTCCAGGGCAGGGTCGTGGAGCCCCACGAGCTGGGGGTCCGGGGGCAGCTTGTAATGACTGATCCTTGGTTTGAGGTCCATGTCGAGGGTAACCGAGATGTAATGCCTAAGAATATGCCTGACAGTTTCCCGTCTGTCGGAATTGTCGTGGGACGTGTTTTGACTGCTGAATGCCTTGCCTGAAACGCTCGGCTTAGTTAGCATGCCGCGGGCAGTGTACACGGTGAAGTATTCGCCACGAGCCTTCTGTCGGGTGATGTGTCTATGATACTCGGCGAAGCGTGGTTGCACGTATTTTCCGACAACTGGTACGGCAGGGCCGAGTCCGATGTTAGCCCTGGCCGTGTCGGACAGCGAGGCGGCTATGTGGCTCTGCACCGCTCGAGCTATAATCCGGTTCGGGTCCGTGGTGGCAGTAATGTGCGCAGTTTGGTATTGGGCGGCTGTCGCGAGAATGGCGCTCAAAATTTGACTACGGCCGTATGCGGGTTCAGTCAGAGTTGCCGCTGCCGGCATGTTGGCTCCCAGCACCAAGAAAATGTTGCCAGTGCCGCGAGTAAGTGCGGTCCACACGTTTTTGTCGGTTGCAGTCGAAGTGAGCCCGCCTAGGTCAAGCGCGATGTCCCCCTGGATGGTGTGGCCTTGACAGTCCGTGAATGTGAGCGTGGGTTGGCCGCCCTTGTTCTGCGTTTCGCTGAACCGGGGGGATACAACTAGCGACGTCACTCCTCGCGGTATTTGTGAGACGAGAAAGATGCCGCCGGTGCGGGTGTTGCCGGGGTTTTCTGGGAAGCCGAAGACGTTCGCGATCTCGTTGCTGTATCGCCACGTCTCAGTTGCGTAAAGGGTGCTTTTGGAGCTCAACCATTGTGAAGTCGTCTCGTCCTGTCTCGACGTGGAATCAGCCTCTGGGAACACTTCATTGCCTTGGGTGCAGTCGAACGTGGTCACTATGTCGGTTATTTCCGGGCAATACATGAGCAGTAGTGGGATGAAACCAGCCCAGTTCTGGGTTGAGTCGTCAAGCACCACGACGCCTGCAGGGCCAGCTGCGAACAGGTTGACACCGGTCGTAAAGTTGCCAGAAAGTAAGCCGGGGATGACCGGGGTCATCTGCGCCTCAAGGTCTTCTCGTAGCGTGTTCTGCCATGTGTGGAACTTTATATTGGCTGGGTTATAGCCTTCCGGGGGTGCGATAGTGGGCAAGAACTGCGCTAGAGAGCGACTTTTGCCGGTGCCACCAGCGCCAGCAAGCATGTGTAACCTGACCGTCCTGGGGTTTTGCACAAAGTCGCGTAGGAACGCCTTGCTGATAACTCGTATGCCCTGTGTGGTCGCTCTGGGGTTGGCGTGCTCGAATTTCATGGCGTGCGGGAAATTTTTCATGTCCAAGGCCAGATGCGCGCCGAGGTGTGCGTCCGCAAGTGTAAGTGTGTAATTGATCGATTCAACGGCGACAGGTCGTAGCGGAAGCCTCCTGAACGGGGTTAATGTCCTTGTGAACCGAGCGAAGCGTTGCGTGACGGCTGCGGCAGGGTTGTTGAGGAACCCGGCAATCCTGTTGTATGCCTGGAACCACTTCAGCGTTGGGATGTTGAGGACTTCAGCTATTTCGTTGTCCGGTACGCTACGGCTCGTGAACCCAATGCGAGAGTTCGCGTGGATGATCGTGGGCATTGTTCCAACCGCCGCTTGGGCGGTGTGGGTCATGTGATATGCGCCGGGTACTTGCACCAAGTAGAAAGTGGCTGAAGGATAGTCCGCATGATTCGGTGTTTCGAGTAGGCTCGGGAGCTGTGGGTCGAACACAGTGCCGGCGTTGGCCCAGCGGTTGGGGCAAACATTGTTATTGGTGCGCGCTTCCCGGAGTACGACGCCAATGCCGAAGTGGAAGAATATCCGATTAAGGTCTCCTCGCGTCACTGCGCCATTTTCATATGCACGTTGCTGCGTGTGGTGAAGGCTTGCCATCCAGCAAGCCTGTAGTTTCAGCGCAGAGATCCCGTAAGCCTGGGAGATGCAGTCCCAGACACACGTTAATTGGATGTTGGGGTTTATGGCCGGGTTCGGGAGGTTGTTCATTATCACGGTGAAGTTCTGGAAGGACATGGTTCGTGGTTGTATGGCAAATGGCCTCAGCATTTCGTCGAAGGTGGGTACGTGGGCTCCAGGACCCGTGGGCGATGGGGGTCTAGCTGGTTGCGGCGGGGCCGGTGGCACGTACTTCGCACGTCTAGGCGGCGGAGTGGGCGGTCGATAAAGCGATGCGGTCGTCGTGGCGGGGCTGGGAGGTGATGTAGTTGGCGGGGAGCTGGGCGGCGGCGAAGGGGCTTGTGGAGGGGGTAACGGCCCCGGCGGCGTTTGCGGTGCAAAGTAGACGCTCTCGACGTCACGGTGGTGCGGGTGTGCCGATGTGCTTTTCAGAATCCGGTGGTAAGCTAGGGAGGCTACGAATAGAATGAGCCAGATGACGGGCAGAAGTACGTTTTGCGCGTAGTATACCCTCGCAGCTATGCTCTTCTCGAACTCAGGCGGAACAGTGATGTTCGTCATGATCGGGTGATTTCCTTTCACGGGGTCGGGCAGCCACGTCTTAGTGATGTTGAATGCTGGGTTGGAACCGTTAAACCGAGGCACCGTGTCCCAGGGTAGTGAAACGTTGAAACCCGGGCGGACAACGCGCGGGTGTCCCGCGTTGATCCGGTCTCCGATTAAGGATTCGTGGAACAGCCATGGGTTCATCCTCGGCCAGCTATGATTTATCCAGTTCAGGGTTATCATCACTTGGTAAGGAATGCTCAGGCCCGTGGGATACCGAAAGCCAGCATAGGGTAGGAAGAACAGGGTGGCGTAGCTTTTCATGGCCCACCTGATGAGGATCGGTCTTGCGTTTAGAATGGGGATCGCCGGCGACTTTATCTGCATCCACATAGCGAAAAGTATACATACAAGCCCCACAGATGAGTTCAGCCAGTCCGCGTGGAAAGCGTACGTGATGTTGTTGACCGTTTCTGGCACGTAAGGTGCAACTATTGCGACCGCTCGCCAAGCCACGTAGAACACAACTTTGTACAAAATGAATAGGCAAAGGCAGGCGTTAGCGAGCGTGAAGCGGGCCGTAATCGTCGGGTGTCCCACGTAAAGGAATGGCAGGTCGCTGAGGTCGCATACGCTTCTGTCTTCACCAGGAAGTCCCGGGTCGCGGTGGTCAGCTGTCATCACGTCTGTGTCGTACACCCATTTAAGAGAAGTGTCGAAGCCTGAGCGGTATATTCGAGACGTGATGACCTGAAACGTGCGTCCCACTCCCACGAGTGGCAGGCCAGTAAAGTACGTTAGGCGGAGCCAGAAAGCCTCCCACCAAGTCTTGCGGCTTTCCCAGTCGAGCATCTTACTGCTATGCGCGAAATTCATAGCCGCGTCTATCTGCTGATTTGTGGCTTCAGCGTGATTGATGGTGATGTGTTGCGCAACCTTTGAGTAGGTGTCCTGGATATCAGTCCCGGGTTGTCTGCGAGCGTACTTTGTGAGGGCACTAACGAGGTCTGGTGTCGTGAGGCGTTCATTACGCCTGGCGAAGGGCATCATGTACCAGGGAACAAGAACGCGGTCTGGAAGGTCTGCCACTCGGTGCGTTTCCGGCAACAGCTGTGGGCGGCTAATAACGAGGATAGCATGGGCGTACGCTTGATGAATAAGTTGCACATGGAGACACTCGTACTTGAGTGTGATGAGTTTCTTTGCTTTTAGCCACTTGGCGCAGTCAGCAGGTTGTTCGTATCTGCCGGCTTTATGCCTCTCAGGGATATATATCAAGGTGTTATCGCGGATCACGAAGTCGTAGAGCTCGGGCGTTTGGGCCTCGATGCCAAAAAGCAGTTCGGGAGGGATCACCACGGTGGCTATTAGGGTTGCGAGGGTGGGGTTGTTGTCGAACCAACTACCCACAGTTGCAGCGCTCAGATGGTGAAGCGTGTCTTTGATAAACCAAACTGGCGCGGGGCAAAATGGGGTAGGGTCAGGTTGGTGATTATGGCCTTGGTGTTCGTGGGTGCTGATCCCATGCAGTCGAGTTATGTCCTTCGCCTGGTATTTTGTCATGAAACGCTTGTAAGGAGCCCTAACGCCCGGTGTTCGCATAAGGAAAGCTTCTTTCTCCTTGTTAAGCCAGAGTGAGTACCATTCCACATCCCTAAGAAAGTAGCTCACAATCTCGAGGCTAAGGTTGTCGAGTGCAACATGTACGGGGTGTGGGTGAGGTTTGGCGAGCATCGTAGGTAGCGGCAGTCCAGCTTTCATAAGGAACCGTTCGCTGGCAGGTTTGACGGCGTACGGGACGAGTTTGCGGGATTGGGAGATCTTCTTGGTGTATTCCCCCAAGTGGAGTGCCTGTACAGTCGCTTTGAGGGGAGAGTCGTTGAAAACCTCGATGTCGTGGCCTATCCAGCAATTGGGAAGGTCCTTTATCCGGCGAGCCGGCAGATTAGACCACTCGTCTCGGTGGATATGGTACACCCCCGGTCGCACAAGTGATATGGACACCAGCATGTCAAGCTTGTCGGCTGCCCGGAAGTACTGGTAGAGTTCGTCGCGACATACCCATCCATTGAAGATCTCCCAGAAGGCGAGGAGGAAGCTCGAGGCCAGGTCGACGTTGAGGTTATTGGGGTATGTTATTTTTTTTGTGAGTTTAGCTTTTAGTTCACGGATATCGTAACCCTCCATGACAAGGGGGATCCAGCAGTAGCCATCTTCAGAGGGGGGGGGGATGTCTGGGTAGATGCAGCCGGGGATTCTCTTAGCAGCATGCCATTTAGCGTAACCCGGTCCGCGATGCCAGGCCCACAAATCTTCGAAGGCAGTGTACCCAGTACACGCCACGATGAAGGGGGCGCTGATCCACGCTGTCAGCGGGTTGCGAAGGTAAAGGGCAAGGACGGCGGTAGAGAAAGCCGCCGCCGCTAGGGCGATTTGAAGGGGGGGGTGGGTGGTCATCTTAAC